AGTCGACAATCTAAGAAGAGGTCATGAAAAATTGACCTCTTTTTTTTTTACTTATCTTTGTGTAAAAGAATAACAATGATAAATTCTGTACGAAATACAGTTTTAGCCGTCCTTAATAAAAATAACTACGGCTATATATCACCGCAAGATTTTAATTTATTCGCAAAGCAAGCACAACTGGATATTTTTGATGATTACTTTTATCAGTATAATCAATTAATTAATCAAGAAAACGCTAGAATGGTAGGGTCGGGATATGCTGACATAAGAAAGGGTTACGAAGAGGTTATAGATTTATTTTCGGAAACTAAAACTTTAACCCAAAATTTACTTAACCAATATTTTTTACCATCTCAAAGCACAACAGGGGACGACTATTATTTAATAAATAAAGTTCTTTGTTCCAGTGGAGGCGTGTATCAAGGAGAAGCGGAAAAGGTATCCAATAGCAATATAACTCTTTTAAATGGCTCAAATTTAACATCGCCAACACTTACATATCCAGCATATACATTACAGGGATCATTTATCACAATATTTCCTGCTCAGTTTAATGGAGCTACAGATATTGAAGCGCAATATATTCGCTATCCTAAAGATCCTAATTGGACGTATTTAAACGTAGCTAATGGAGAACCTGCATTTAACCAAAGTAATGCAGATTATCAAGACTTTGAATTATCTAGAGATGATGAAACCTCGCTAGTGTTTAAGATATTGCAATACGCTGGAATGTCTATTAGAGATATTCAAGAGGCACAGTTTGGTGCAGAACAAGAACAAATGGAAGAACAAAAAGAAAACTAATGGCATATTTATCTCAATATCAATATTACGAAAACGCAGGTGTATCGCCTACAGATGCTAATTGGGGGTCTTACCAGTATGTTCCCTTAACAGATGTTGTTAATAATTTTTTATTGATGTACTCTGGAAACCACTCTTTAGTTAATAACGAAGAGCGATACAAAATATTATTTCATGCAAAAAGAGGAATACAAGAATTAAACTACGATGCATTTAAAGAAATAAAAGCTTTAGAAATGAAAGTGTTTGATGATTTAAAATTTATTCTTCCTTCAGATTATGTAAATTGGGTGCGTATCTCTTTGTATAAAGATGGCTATTTAAGGCCTCTCACAGAAAATATTCAAGTTAATGCTGCGGTGTCTTATTTACAGAGCGCCTCGGGTTCGTTAAGTTTTAATGCGGATGGTACTATACAAACTACTACTTCTACTTTAGATACGCAAAGAGTGGATGGGTCACAACAAAGTATATATTTAAATCAAAATAATTCTAATGATGCATCAGATATAGCCTCGGAAAATCCTGACGCATGGAAAGATTATAATATTGGAGCACGATATGGATTAAATACTGAAACAGCAAATTTTAATCCTACGTTTAGAATAGACAAAAAATCTGGGGTAATAAACTTTGATTCTACAATGGCTAACGAGCAATGTATATTAGAATATATAGCCGATGGCATGGAAGGTGGAAATGATTCATTAGTTAGTGTAAATAAACTATTTGAAGATTTTTTATATGCTTACATTAAATATGAAATATTAAATAACAAATTTGGAGTACAGGAATATATAATAAATAGAGCGAGAAAAGATAAAAGTTCTTTATTAAGAAACGCAAAGATAAGAATAAGTAATATTCACCCTGGTAGATTGTTAATGAATCTGCGCGGAGAGAATAAGTGGATTAAATAAAATGGCAAACATTCAAAGAAATTTTATCGCGGGAAGGATGAACAAGTCTCTCGACGAAAGGCTTGTACCGAATGGAGAGTATATAGACGCTTTAAACGTAAGGCTTGGTTCTACTGAAGCTTCCGAGATAGGGTCAGTAGAAAACTCAAAAGGCAATACTAAAATGACAAGTTTGCAGTATGAGCAAACAAATAGTGTTACTGGAGCTGTACTCTTAAGTAATCAAGCAAGGTGTATCGGGGCTTATGAAGATGGACAAAACAATAGAATTTATTGGTTTGTACACGATCCTGCTTTTTCTGTAGGAAATACAGGAAAAATAGATATGATTGTTTCTTTTAATCCCACGACACAAAATTTAACCTACCACATAATTAGTATTGACGATGGATATGGAGGGAATACTACCCTGAATTTTAATCCAAAACATTTGATTACAGGAGTTGATTTAGTAGAGGATTTATTATTTTTTACAGACAATATAAATCCTCCGAGATATATAAATGTTACTCAAAATTATCCTAACCCTTTATTTGACATAGATCAAACTACTGCTGAGGAGTTTATGGTTATTAAAAAACCCCCAGTAACTGCGCCAGTTTTAACTTTAAAACAACAAATAAATAATTTAGATGATTTTTTAGAAACTAGATTTATTTGTTTTGCATATCGTTATCAATACGCTAACGGTGAATATTCAGCTACATCCCAATGGTCAGAGCCTGCGTTTGATCCAAACAATTATAGCTACAGTTATGCTACGAATTTAAATGAAGGGATGGTTAATACAGTAACCGGGGTGGATGTTCAATTTAATTCTGGAAGCGCGTTAGTTAAAAACATCGAAATCTTATATAAAGAAATTACCGACGGCACTGTTAAAATAGTAGATAAGTTATCTAAAGACCTTCAAGGGTTTGCTGATAATACCCAGTATAGTTTTACGTTTGACAACAGTAAAATATTTACAGTACTTCCATCCACTGAATTACTGCGTCTTTACGACAATGTCCCTATAAAAGCATTGGGTCAAACTTTAATGGGTAATCGTTTAGTTTATGGTAATTATGTTGAGGGTTATGATTTAAAAGATATATTTAACAATCCCGTTAAATTAGAATTTATAACTAATTTAGTAGAGAACGAAATACAAAACTTTTCTTTAACGACAAGCCTAGAAGCTGGATCTTATACTTTTGGAAGCGTCCAGACAATTCCTAATTCTATAGCTAAAGTAGATTTTTCTAGTGTGGATACTTTTACACAGCTCAAAGCAGGGACTTCTTTTGTTATATATTTTACGTTTGAACATTCTAAATATGACCCAACAGCTAGTCAACCTACCACTACCACACAAAACGTAGATGTTCAGTTTGCTTATGTCTTACCTCAAGACTACACATCTATATATGACTTGGTTGCAGCTGCAGATTTTCAAGAAGCTATCGGTACGGTCTCTAATATAAAACCCGTTTATGATGCGGTAAACCCTACTTCATGTTCGGGATATACTTTAACAGATTTTGTAAATTGTTTTATTCCTACTACTCAAACCACTTCTACAGGAACAGTAACTAAATTTTCTAGTGGTATTACTGCTGCAGGAGAGCCTGTAAAAATTGTAGACAATACACCAGCTACTACAAGTATAAAACTGCAATTACCGGCAATGCGATATGTAACGGACCCTGCAAGTCCAAGCGGAGGATGGTATGAGTATTACAAATATATTTCCCTAACTGCTCAATTTACTACGGTATCTAATCCAAAAAGTTTACATAGTAATAGAGGGTATGAAATAGGAGTGGTTTATATGGATGAGTTTTTGCGCTCTTCTACTGCTTTAGTTAGTACCACTAATACTATCCAAATTCCGTGTTTTAATTCGGTCACACAAAATAAAATACAAGTAACTATACCTTGGGCGCAAAGAGCTCCATACTGGGCTAAGTATTATAAGTTTGTTCTTAAACCAGATCAGTCAACTTATGAAACAATTTATAGTGAAATATTTTTTAAGGACCCTCAAAGCAATAGTTATTTCTTTTTATTAGAAGGAGAGAATGCAGCCAAAGTTGAAGCGGGTCAAAGACTGATAGTCAAAAGAGATAGCGGAGGAGCAGTGGAGCAATGTGTTGAAGCTGTGGTAACGGACAAACAAGTACAGTCTTCTAATTTTTTAAAAATACGAAATCCATTTGATACTACAGTTTACCCATCGCCAGGGATCCCAGAAGACCCATTTGCTGTAGGATACTACGTAAGTATTCCAGCAGGGCCTTACATGGAGATGGTTCCTAGTGGATTTAATATAACTGAAACAACTAGTGTAGGTGGTAGCGCAGTAGCAAATACACCTGTAACCTCGACTTTTCCAATCAGGGTAAAAACTAAAGGTTTTCCTGTGGGGCGCGCGTTGGTAAATGTTAAAAATTTAGATCCAAATGCTAGTCCTACCGCACAATATATAGATTATACTATTCCAGTTAATAGCCAAATTAACATTACTATAGAGCAACGAAGAGAAGGGGCTAGAGGTGGATTTGCAGGAAGATGTGAATATAGGTATAACACTTATGAGTCTCCAGATTTAATTGCTTCAACAGATTATGCAAATTTTCAAGCATGGTTTGAAGGTGATGGTATAGGAGATTTAATTACACAAACCAGTAGAGTAGATAACGGAGACGGCAGTCAAACTACCAACACTTATATTTCAGGAACTCCAATAGATGGAACTAGTACTGGATTAAATGTCAGTGTGCCAGCAGAAACTATAAACAGCACTGATCAAAATCCATTTATTCCTGTTGCTTTAGAAACCAATACGTATCAATTTTTTAACGCTAATGATGGGTCTAAATGGTTGTTAGCAACTGGTACACAAAGTTGTAAAGCTGGCGGTAAAGCATTTGGCACGTATATAGGTGGGCGGTCGTCTAGTGTATACATGAAAATTACAGTTCAAAGAGCTGATCAAGGAGGGGTAGTTGTTTTTGAAACAATTCCTTCAGACGCATCTCCTGATATATGGTATGAAAATAATGTTAATTTTGAAGTCAATGCTAATGGAGAACATCAAGGTAGCTACGGTTGGCAAAATGTTCAAACCAAAACTTCGGCGGTATCAGACACTGGATTTTTTAATTGTTATTCATTTGGTAATGGTGTAGAAAGTTATACTGTAAGAGACTCTATAAAAGGCGAAGCTTTAGCTTTAGGAAATAGAGTGACAACAACATCAGGTCAAGATTATAAAGAGGCCCATAGGTTTGCTGATTTAACATATAGCGGGGTGTTTAACGATGAAAGTAATGTAAATAAACTTAATGAGTTTAATTTAGGATTAGCCAATTTTAAACCGCTTGAAGACTCCTTTGGTTCTATTCAAAAACTTCATGCTAGAAAAACAGATATACTTACTTTGCAAGAAGATAAAATATCTTACGTATTAGCTGGCAAAGATTTGCTTACTGATGCAGGGGGATCAGGGAACCTTACTTCTGTTCCAGAAGTATTAGGCCAGCAAATTTCTCGTATAGAAGAATATGGGATTAGTAGAAATCCTGAAAGTTTTGCAGTGTTTGGTGCAGATAAATTTTTTACTGACGAGCAAAGAGGAGCAGTTATTCAGCTGAAAGGAGGCGCTTATAATCAAGAGTCTTTAACAGTCATTTCTGAACTAGGCATGAGGTCTTGGTTTAGAGATTTGTTTCATAATAATTTTGATGCTCAAAAGTTAGGTGGATTCGATCCGTATATGAACGAATATGTTTTATCTGCCAACAGTATAACTTTGCCATTTGTTGGGAATTGTGATTTATGTGGAAGTTCTAGAGACATAGCTATACCTGTAGGCGAAACAATATCTTATTGTGTAGATGTAACACAAGAAGTAGGCACTGTAGAGATTGAATATGTTATTCCCAGTGGTGGTAATAACAATGTTATTACTGAAGCCAATACACCCAATCCTAGTGCTGGATTGGTTAATGTTATAACTGAAACTAATTCAACGGCATCTTCCGGGAACGAGATAGTCGTAGAAGACTCTACTTCAAATAATACTTATACTATAACAGCTTTATATAATGGAACCACTACAAGCGTAACCACGTCTATAAATGGAATTTTAACTGTAGCTAAAAACTCAGTATATGCAGAAAATTTAACTGTTGAAGTTTCGTCTAATAGTATAACTGAAGATACTATTGAGATTACAGTAAATTGCCCTACGCCCGATGATATAACTATCATTCAAGTAGGTATTGGAAGTAATGCCGATAAAGGTAAATTTATCCATAATGAATATAGATGGCAAGATGGTTTATTTAATTCTCCTTTACACAGTGAATTAATGGAGTTTAAAAGTGGCAAAGAAAATCCCTTAGTAAGTCAATATTTAAGTT